GGTGTAGGCCACTGATGTGGATCTAAACATGCACCGTGCGTATAACTACAAATTATTAAAGTTAACAAAATTTTCATTGACAATCCTACAAAAAATCCTATATTATCATTTTAATATGAAAGGAAAAACACATGACAGATGTAACTAAATACAGAAACGTCTCCCTATCCAATGAAACATACAAGGGTGGCCATCTTTTATCAACCAAAATGTTCAAAGGTTTGCAAGTATCAATGTCTCAGTTGATTGATGCATTGGTAGCAGAAAAGATAAAAGACTTAAAACTAGAGAAAGAACTGAAAGACTATAGACAACCTACTCGTAGAGTTTCTAAGAAAAAGAAATCTAATGGCAAAACTAAAAGTAAATAATCTTAAAAAGAAGATTTGTGATAACTGTAAAGGGAATGGTTTCATAAGAATAGCTTTAGATAACAGTCAGGTACACCAGTGTTGGGTATGTGACTCGGAAGGAGAAGTATATGAAGAAAGGACTGATCTTATTGATGACAATCCTTTTTCTAACAAGTTGCACTAAGGTAGAGTTTGATAGCTTTGACCCTGCAACATCAACACTAAAATGGGTAATAACAAAAGGAGAAGAATGATGAAAGAAACAGATGCAGCGTACATAGCGGGTCTTTTTGATGCCGATGGTTGCGCAACTTATAAAAAATATCTATGTGCAGATAAAAGATATAAAGATGAGAAAGGTAAACCTAAAAAATATTGGATGTGGAACATAGATTTAGAAATATCCATGACAAATCAATCTATTATTAGATGGGTACATGAAGTTTTAGGTGTTGGACATGTTAGAAAAAAACCACCTCACAAAACATCCATGGGTAAAAAAATGCAATACCGATGGCGTTGTAGTCACAGAGATGCATACAAAGTTTGTTGTATGATGTTTCCGTACGCACATGTTAAACTACCAAAGATACAAAAAATAATAGATCACTATAATGGTAAAATATTTGATGGCAAAGTAGTTAATCTTGAAACTTACAGAAAGACAATGGCATTAGAATGAAAGTAAAAAAAGAAGATTATGAAAATATTTACGATTGTATTGTAACTGGTCAAGTGCCACCAGATGTAATCAATGAATACTTTGAAGATAAAAATTTTCATAGATATTATATTATAAGGAGAGGACAAGATGATTGAAGAAAGAACTGAAATACCATTAGAGGAGATAGACAAAAGAGTTGCACCTGGCATGTATATGTTGATGAAAACAGGTGGCTACCACCCTTACCATCAACTAAAATTAGAACCTGGTGAAGAACATTTTAAAAAACCTATTTGGCCTTACGTAAAAAAACTACAAGGTTACCATCAACATTTAAACGCTGGTGGTAAGATGAACGGATCTATTTCTGCTAAAAAACCTTATGTTAATCTAACGGTTTACGCACCAACCTTTGATAAAAATGGAAGACAGCACAGAATTAAAACTTATTTTCATATCATTGTTGCAAAAGCTTTTTGTAATCCAAATGGTTTAGTTCACAAACAAGATGGTGGTGATTATGTGGTTAATCATAAAAATTTTAAAACAGTGGATTATAGAATAGAAAATTTAGAACTTGTAACTAGTAAAAAGAATTCTATAGGTTATCCAGAGCATAGAAGAGTATCTAGACAGATAACTTATCAAGTTCACAAACTAATGAAATATGCATAAAGGAGGCAAATGACAGATAAAAAAGATGAGAAAGTAAAAATAGAAGTGTCCACCTACAACTGGGGACCATGTGTAGTGAAAGTAAAAATACTAGACGATTTTAAAAAGATATTGTTAGAAGAAGCTAAGAAGAATGAAGAAGACTATGCATCTAAACTAGCTGGACAAATAAGAAAAGAGACTGGTTACAGTGAAGAGTCGAGAGGTAAAATTATACCATACTTATCACCGTATCTTGGTGTGTATGATGTGGCGTTTCAAAGATACCAGAATAAAGAATACGAGTTTGGTAAACCAGAGTATGCTTTGACTGCTTTGTGGTGTAACTATCAACGTCAGTATGAGTTTAATCCACCGCACGATCACGATGGTAAATTATCATTTGTAATATATCTATCGATACCTGACCCACTGAAGAAAGAGAATAAAGAATATAAAGGGAGAAGCTGCGGACCTGGAGGAATACAGTTTATGTATGGTGAGGGGACTAGAGATTGTATTAGCTACATGTCATATTTTCCTGAAGAAGGTGATATGTTTATTTTTCCTGCGTGGTTGAAACATTGGGTAAGTCCTTTTAATACAGATTGCGTTAGGGTATCTGTTAGTGGTAACGTTCACGACTCAGCGCCATTGAACCAAATTAAAAAAGGTAATTTAAAAAAAGAAAAGACTGAAGACGAACAATATTTAGAGGAGCTAAAGACTAAACTATGAGGCCGACTGTGTTTGTTGCAATGCCGTGTTATGACATGATGAAGGTGGAGACTTGTCTGTCATTGTTAAATTTATTTAACAAGTTTACAATGCACAAAATACCTGCTGAGTTTAGAACGGCTAAAAGTCCATACATCAGCCATTGTCGTAATCTATTGACTGCTGGCTTTCTACATTCAAAGAAAGACTTTTTGTTATTTGTAGATGCTGACATGCAATTCGGTGCAGACTCAGTGTTTAGAATGCTAGCTGGTAATTATGATATTTGTTGTACTCCGTACAGATTAAAAGATGCTACTATGAAAGAGTCGTATCCGGTATCTTTTGAGAACTATGATAAGATAGATATACTACCAAAAGGTTTCGTGGAGATTACTGCAGGACCCACAGGTTTAATGATGATAAAACGTAATGTGTTTGATAGACTTAAAAAAGATAATCCTGACTTACAGATTAAGTTTCCTGAAGAAAAAAGAAAGAATATAAACGCTGAGATCATGGGTGCTGAGAACACTGACGAAAATCCATCTAAAGATTGTCTGTGGAACTTCTTTGATACGTCCTTTGAAGACCATCTATTTAAGGGCGAGGACATTGCTTTTTGTGAACTGGCTCGTAAGTCTAAGTTTAAAATACACGCGAACATAGAATCAACGACCATTCACCACGGACCATACGGATATAAAGGTAAATTTAAAGATTCACTAGAAAGGGTAATAAAATGAGAGCTAAAATATTTGAACGTAATCCTGTAACCGGTGTCATACGTTGGAGATACGAGGACGAATCTCACGATGACTTTGGGTGGCCTAACTATGGTAGGATATTAAAAAAGAAGAAAAAGAAAAAGAAACGTAAATGACTGTAGAATATGGAATAGGTATGTTTGGTTATAATATGATCTGTTTATTGATAGGTCTATTGATAGCTTATTATATAATAAATAATTATGATGGATGATACTGATTTAGAAGAATACCATAGTATTGGTAAACCGATCAAGTGGAGTAGTAAGTATTCCTATGTCACTGGTACACGGCACGAGGACCACGGAACACGGACCTATGATGTAAATGGTTCTAGACTTCCAAGCGTAACTACGATATTAGGCGCTACAAAAAATCAACAATTCTTAAAAGATTGGAAGGCCAAAGTTGGAGAAGCAGAAGCAGACAGAATCAAAAACTTATCTAGTAAACGGGGCACTAGTATGCACAAATTCTTGGAGCACTATGTGCAGGGAACTGGCTACGATGATCTTACAGAACTCGGACAGACGGCGAAAGCCATGGCCCAGAAAGTTATTGATGTGGGTCTTACACCAGTTGAAACGATCTACGGCTCGGAAGTCACGTTGTATTATCCTGGGCTTTACGCTGGGTCTACTGACCTGGTATGTGTTCACAACGAAATGGATACCATTGTAGACTTCAAGCAGGCTAACAGGCCAAAAAGAGAAGACTGGATAGATGATTATAAAATGCAGATAGCAGCTTATGCTATGGCCCATGACTACGTACACAAATCAAACATAGAACAAGGTATAATTATGGTATGTACACCTGACCTGTATTACCAAGAGTTTACTGTTTCTGGGGCTGATTTACGATCATGGAAGCACAAGTTTCTCAAACGATTAGATATGTATCACGAGTTAAAGTTTGACGAAAAAGAGGCAGTCGACATAGATTTGCCACAATTAGAAAAGGAGATGACAAATGAACGATGAAGAATATTTGGTAAATTATGACAAGAACAGAAATGTCGTAACTATCAAAGTGCCTGGAACAGGTTATATGAAAAACCCATATGAACTTGATCTTGACACGGAAAAAACCACTAAAAAAAGTTTTGATTTTTGGTGGGATCATTTATTAAAAAGTAAGAAATGGTTTAAAGATAACTCTCAAATTCAAGAAGAACTAGCTTGGATAGAAAGTTGGGTTATAAACAAAAGTTGGAAAAAATATAATTAGGAGAAACTATGAACGATAAAATGTTTACAGCTCTGATGAAGAAGTACGATGCAGAGATAGAGGATGCACTATACAGGATAGATGCACTTAACGAGCACAACCTAATCATTCCGGAGCACACAGACATCTTGGGTGAAGTTGACAAAATGTTACAAAAAATTTCAAACGCAGAGGATAGATTGGCAGCATTAAGGCGACATTATGGCAAGAAAAAGGCAGAATAATATACATAAGGGATCTAAAAAGTTTGAAAAATTTTTACAAAAAAAGTAACGAGAAAAAAGTGTACTTTTGTACTTTTGACCTAGAAGTGTTGATTTTATTGACTTTAGGGTGGACACTTTATGGTACAAATTATGTTTAGGTGGACAGATTATTTTGTCCACCTATGGGTATATACAGAAAGGCCTTCCGCGAAACGTTTCATTTTTGACTCAATAGTTCAAAACTTTCTAGATCCCTTATACAAATGTGATAGAAGGTGTTATGCCTAGGAAAAGAAGAAAAGCTGTTGCCTCAATAACTCCCGACATACCTTATCCGAGAGTCCGAGTGGAGTGGATCGACTGTGTGAGCGATTCGGGCTGGGCTACTGACAAAGAGTTTGACAGGATGAAGTTAGCACGACCTGTCAACGAAGGTTGGTTGTATTCTAAAGATAAAAAATCAATTAAGTTGTTTGCTTCTTACGATAGAGAAGACGACGGTAGTTTTACTTTTGGGGATCGGACGATGATTCCTCGGGCTTGGGTAAAGAAGATTCAGAAGTTGTAGATGGAGTCACGTCAATCAGCTGACCGTAGTCATCTAAAATTTGTTTCATCTTTGCTTCTAATTCTTGCTCTGACATATCTTCTAGCTTCCCAGTTTTTATTATTTTTCTGTCTATGTATAGTCCTGCTGCCTTGCCTCTATTCGCCTCTGCGTTTACAGCGGAAGAGAAAGAACCCTTCTTCAACGCAGCCTCACGAAGTCTAGCTAGTTCTGCTATGTGTCCCTCGTATGTTACTTCATGTTTTCTAAGTCTTTCTTCTTTTAGTTCACCTATGTATTTCACTACCAATGGGTATGTCTTTGGATTTGTTAGAGTTGATCCCTCATGTCTGGCGTTATCTTTGCTGTATCCAGCTGCGATAGCCGCCTCTGTTTTAGTCATTGGTCCGTTCTCATTACCAAATACTAAAAACTCTGCGAATCTCATCTGCATTTCTGTAAGTCTTTTAGGTAGTCCCATGGTTGACAATTTAAGACAACATAGTTATAAAGTCAATATATGAAAGATGACAGAGGAGAGTTA